TGATCAGGAATAACAAAACCGAGTGTAATCCTTGGACCACCACCTGCGCAATGCCAAAAAGGATTATCTTGCCCACCGTAATATCCAACTTTTGCTGACCACCCTATTGGATCTTGCATTGTTTTGACTTCATCATTATCTAGATACTGAAACCAACCATTACCGTCGCTATAATTAAATAGAATATTGAATCCAGGAACATCCCAATTATTATGCCATCCCATATATCCATCTGGAGGATAATAAACGTGGACAGCACTATGTCTTGCCCCTAGAAATTTAACAAGTTTATCGTTGAATTTTTCAGATTCTTTTTTGAATTTATCAGGGGATCTTGCACCCACACCAAAATAAACATTGCGTATTAATTCTGGTGGACCAGCGTGTTGACCTTTTTCTTTTCCCATTGGCTTTTGTAACATCAAATCAAGATATTCTTTAGACGATGCATATATAACGTCTTTATCGCCCTTTTGGTCAACATATAACTCTGACAAATCCTGATCAAAGAACCACTTTCTGTGTTCTTCGAGTATTTCTAAGATCTCATTATTAAGGTCTATAAACTTCACTTGCCATTAACCTCGTATGTGCTATTGTATAATGCTGTATCACTATTTCTTCGCCCATTAATTCTTCTTCTTTATATCCATTTACAAAGTTCCACTTTGCATCTGGTGCAGGAAACTCTCCTACTTTAACCTGAAAATTGCCATTAGTCAATAGATTCCACATAGTAAATGTATCCCATTTTCTAACTTCTTCTGGATATGGAGAAGGATCCCAGCGTGGATCGTTTTGTTCTAGATACCCAGTATACCAACTATCCATTAAATCTTTGGTCGTTTTTGTGTTGTAAAGAAATAAACCACAGTGATAAATCATTTCTTCTGTTTCAGACAGCTTGGTAATCTTTGCGTTGTATGGACGATTCCTTGTAAAAATTATATCATTGTCGCCGAGTAAATCGAAAACCTCTGATATTTCTTCGCTTTGTATAGTAGTATCACAATCAATATAAAGAGTTGTATCGTATGGAGATTTAGATAGTGCCCAAAGTTTTGCTCTTATATGATTCGGCACACCTTCAGTTATAATCTGATCAAATATTTCACGTGCTTCATCACACACCCACGTTTCATGAGTGAACAAAGTAATCTTCGCTTCGGGATAAAAATCTAAGAGAGACTGTGCACTATATAGTGCTGCATAATAGAATTGTTTATTTACTGAAGCAACGTAAACAAATCCATTATTCTTCATTCGCCAATGCTTCCTGTATCAACAGGGTTGCAAATGCTTGGATTTCGATTGGTGTCTTTGCTTTTCTAAGACGTTTCTTTAGATCTCTGTTTTGTGAGTTTTTGATTTCCTCGATTTCAAACGCTTCGAGTTTCATATTAAAAAGAGTTTCTTGTCTACGCCTGACCTTATCAGCTTCAACTCTTTCACGATGAATCTGTTCTTGTCTTATTTGCTCTTCTTTATGTTTGGCTGTTAGTTCGTCTAACTTTTCTTCGCCAAAAGTTTCTAGGATTTCGTCATAATCCTGATTGACTCCACCAGATGCATCAATATGAACAACCGCATATTCACCAGTACCAGTTAATCTTCTGGCGACCATGCGTCTATTCTCCTTATCTTTCCAGATAGGATCTTTCCACATTGGTTTGATTTCGTCGTTTGAGGTTGCAATAACGTCCATAATTACTCCATAATAAATTAATTTATACTTCTATTTAGGCAATTTTAACAAACAGTTTTTTAGATTCTTGTGTGCTTGAAGAACTAATAATCGTCACACCATCATAATAACCTGTGTATGTACCTGAATAAGACCCATCATAAGAACCTGTATATCCTCCAGTATATGAACCTGTGTAAGATCCAGTATATGAAGTTCCAGAGTATCCACTAAAAGATGCTGCATAAGATCCAGCATATGCTCCATCATATGTACCAGAATAAGTTCCATCATAAGAACCTGTGTATGAACCAGTATAAGAACCAGCATATGCATAGGTCGCTGTATCTTTCGCCTGATCAGTCATCGTCTCACCTTGCTGTTGCCAAGTTCCAGTTCCTGGAGCAGATGTTTCAAAGTCATATGTGCCAATTTGTGAACCTGTGGCATCTTGAATTCTGTTTACAAAAGGTGCATATAATGCTTCAACTTCAGCTGTTGTCATCGCTTGCAAAGATTGATCGTCTGGTTTTTTAACTAAACTCTCGAATGTTTGAAGAGTATGTGTAGTGGTTGCTGCAGTTTTTTGCCAAAGTGTTTTTGTTACAGTAGTTCCGTCCACTTGTGTGTCAGAAATAGTTCCTCTACTTGTCCACGTACCACCAGATGGAGCAGAAGCTGATAGGTAATAAAGTCCTGCTGTATTCGTATTCCCTGCAACCATAGCTGCAATAATTGGATCGCAAATTTCAGTATCTATCTCAGCGTCTGTCATCTCAAGTAAATCAGCTTCGGCATTTACTCTTACTGGTCTTTCATGAGCACCACTATCTGGAGTAGTACCCATTGCAATAGTATAAACATTTACATTAGTTGTTGCACCATCTGTTGGGTGTGTACCAACTGCATCGTTTCTTTTTCTGTCTGTGAATGTTCCAATATCAGTGAACCCAGAAGGGACACTGCCTGAAGTTCTTAATCTTAGAGATGCGGTTCCATCAACACTAGCATATTTTGTTGTGATCAGATTTGCTGTAGTGGTTTTTAACTCAGTGAGAGTCATCTCGCGGACACCACCTTCGTAGTTATTACCGTTGCTGTCTGTAGTACCTTCTATTCTTATTGGACCAGCCATAATAAAATCCTTAGTTTAACAAGTCGCCGTTTGAACCATAAATTGCTATTGGTCTTAATACTTCCCAGTTTGTAGCGTCTTTACATACCAAAACCATAGATGTTTTGGAAGGTAAATCTTTTGCAGCATTTGCAGACCCACCATCAATTGTATCAGAAGTATTAGGATAAACTTTGATATCATTCGCCGTTGTGTTATAAATTTCTACTCTTAACCCTGTCGCAGCTGATTTAAGTTTTACACCCTGACCAGCAGTTGCAGTGCTAACAATGTTAATTGTTTCTGTAAGTGCAGTTGCATTACCCTGAACATCACCAGCTGCAGTTACTGCTGCAGTGATACCGTATTTTAAATCTCCTGAAAGAGAAGTTTCTCCTGTTACACTCAAGTCACCAGCAGTTGCTATGTTACCTGTAGTTGCAACAGTAAAGTTTGAACCGTTTACGTCAATACCACCATCTAAAGATGAAAGACCATCTACTGTTAAAGTTCCTGTCGTGGCGACGTTACCTGTTGAATCGGCTACTGTAAATGCAGAATCAACATCAATACCACCATCAAGAGATGCTAAACCTGTTGCATTTAAAGTAGTTGCAACAACTGCATCACCTTCGTCAGTGGATTGCCATTGAGTTGCTGACACAGCAATAAAGTCACGACCTTTTTCTGGACCAAGTGAAAGTGCAGCATTGGCTGAAAGGTCATTGATAGACTCACCAGTATATGGATAAATTTTTACTGTGTTTGCAGTAGAGTTAAATATAGTTACACGTGTACCAGTAGATGCGTCCAGAAGTTTTACTCCTTGGTTCGCACTTGCTGTATTAATGATATTGTATGTTTTTGTTAAAGCAGTTGCGTCACCTTGAACCGTTCCAGCTGCAGTAACCGAAGCATCAACACCGACAATAAATCGACCTGATACCGTAATATCATCAACAACAATGTCATCACCGCTTTGATACTTATCGGTGTTTAAATTAGTAAAGTTACTATCTACTTCCGTGTTAGTAAGCGGAGAGCCTTTACCTGATCGAGTTGTAAGTGTTGACATTTTTTCTTACCTATTTTTTTAAAATTACCTGAATGGCATCTTTTATCATTGCCAAATCTTCTTTCAGACTATTTATATCGTCGCAAACTTCATCTAACTTCTTAGATTGTTTTTTTTGCTTCTTATATTGTTCGAGTCCAGCTAAATCATTACTGAGTAATGCATTAGTCTCTGGATCTCTTGTGTATTTATCAGTTGTAAAACCAGACATTTAATTACCTATACCTGCAGAGCAATAGCCCTTAAATTTTTCAACTGAGGAACATTCGAGGTATTATCAGTTAACATCACAATCTTCACTGCAAACTCTTTGAAGGTTGTATAAGTTGTAGTACCAAGAGTGGCTGTTGCTGTTGCACCAGAGCCACCGCCCCCAGAAATTGTTATTGTTGGAGCAGCTGAAGAAGTAGAGTATCTTCCTGGATCCGTAATAATGATCGAGGCAACTGCTCCACTACTTAGAACTGCTATACCTTTTGCTTGTCTGGTAGCTGTACCACCAGAGAAAGTTACCGTTGGTGCAGTGGTATAACCAGATCCACCAGCGGTTATTGTAGTTGCGCTTACACGCTTGACTGAATATTCAAGCACATCACTTCCATTGAGGTTTGCATTATCAATAGTATATTTTTTCTCAATAAATTGAGTTTGTGCTAGACCTTGATTATCAGGAACCGATTCTTCTTTCAATTCGAACCAATCAAGTTCTCCTCTAATATCTGCATCATCTTCTGCAGCCAAGAATTTACCATATACTTTTGTTGAAGAACCAACTGGTGTTTTCTCATCTACAAAGACTTTTAGATCTTGAGCGTCTTGACCATCGGAAAGTCTTACAGTTTTAGAAATATATCTTGCAAGAGCGTTACCGTTATTATTTGCATCCTCATTAGTGGAGTCATTATTGATTGTATTTTTAGTTGTAATAAACCCACAACGAGATAGATCGACTACTGGACTGACAAACTTATTATCAGTTGTAAGAACTGCTGTATTATTGAATGATTTGTTACTACTGAGGTTTGCATCTTCGTTTGATTTAGAATATACAGCAAACTCTTTTGTAGTTATTTGTTGTTCACCTTTAGTAATCTTACGATTGACAGTTCCTTTTGTAGAAACCCCAGTAGATTGAGTACCAGCATATGTGTGATCAATCTTAGTTTGAGGAAGAATTAATTCACCGAAGTTAAGTTGTAGTTTGTTGAATATCTTGTTCTCAATAGACGAAAGAGTTCCTTGTGTTGTTCCGTTTGAAATGATATCGTTCACACTAAAGTCAGACTTTGTAAGCTGAGTTCTAGCGACATCATTAAGGGTTGAATATCTTTCAACTGCTGCAGTCTTAGTTACAACATCAACAATAAACCCAGTTCCTGAACCAGTTGTTGAAGATTGTGCTACATTTGTTCCGTCTGCTGTAAACCCAGATCCCATTGTATCAATACTGAACCCAGTTACTGCACCAGAACTTACAGATGTTACTTTAAGTTTTAAGCCAGTTCCGTTACCAAATCCAGCAAAGGTTACAACATCATCAACTGCGTGACCAGAGCCACCGTTGTCAAGAGTAATATCAAATCCGTGAAGTTGATCACCTGCTGCAAATGCACCAGCTGTAAAGTCAGTCATTTTCAGATAATCTATTGGACCATTTGTAAACTTAGCTGTACCAGTCGCACCAGCTGTGAAGTTACAACGATATATTCTGTGCATTAAGTCTTCAGCTTGGAATGCATTCCAAGTTTTGTTGTTTGATGATACAAAAAGAACACCAGAAGAAACATCTTCAGCCACGATTCTTTCTGTAGTACCAACTTTATTTTCGCCAAGTTCTGATACCCAAACTTCATAATCTGGACTGTTTGCCTGAGGAAGTGTAACAATACAATACTCTCTACCACCCTCGAGGAAAATAGGAGAGTCAAATGTTACGCCAGTCGCAGCAAATGTTACTGTTCCATCAGCTGCTTCTGACGATATGTTTACTTCAGAAGGTGACAGATATTTAGAGCCATAAGGTACAACCCTCGCTCCAGGATATCCATTAACCACTTCTCTTATCTGAATTGTAATTCCGTCAGTGGAAGATTTGTTTCTGAAATATAGGTCGACTTTCGGGCAGAAGATACCTTCAGAATTTGTAATCGTGAAGGTTTGCGCTGTTGGGTCAAACGCTGTTTGGGTAACATCAATATTTACGTTTGATGTTATGTCTTCAACACGGACATCTGTTATTAAGTCCGCAACTGTTTGTGGATTACCACGTTGTGTGCCTGTTGCAAACGAAGGCACTTGAGTAGAAATAATCGATCCTTGAGATATAGCATCTAAACCGAATGATGAGAATGTCGCTTCGGCAGAAGTAGTTGTAAAACCATCTCTGTTTAAAATATCGTCTGTAAGACGCAATACTTTTTCACCAATACGGAAAGTGTCAGATGGTATTCTAAACTGCGCTGCAAGTCTACCTTCAGAGTCAGTTACAAGAGCAGAACCAAATGCATTAGTTGTCTCATTAAAGTCTGACCAGAAGTTATCTACACCAGCTGCAAGTCTAGAAGTAAATGTAGAATATGTTAATGCACGACAATGATCAGAAACTGGATCTCCATCAAAGTATGCATAGACACGAGTATTTGGTTTTAATCTTGTGGCGTTGAAAGTTACGTTTTGAGATCTCATAAATGGCGAGAACCCAATATCAACAATCCTGTCACCCAAGTCTTGGTTAAGTGTTTGACTTCCTGTTGATTGTATTGTAAGAGTATCAACTGATTGTTGTAATGATGAAGAGTCTACAACTTGCGTCATAGATGCGTTAAATGAAGAGTTCACCATTGTATTTGTACGCCCACGTCTAGTTGCAGCGAAATCTGAGCCAGAAAATTCAATATCTTGTGTTTGAGAAGTTGTACCAGTCATACTGGTTTCAATACCGTTTACAATACCAGCATTATTCAAACTGTCAGCTAGATTTTCAAGTGATGCACCGATTGCGTTATTTTCAACAACTACATCACCACCGTCTTCCATTGCAACAAAGTTATCTGATTGTGGATAAAGTTCAATGTCGCCTTTATAATTAAACAACAACGATCCAATACAGTTACGGAATTTAGAAGCATTAATATTTCTCTGATTATCAACAACTGTGTATGGTAATGTAAGTAAATTACCTGTCTTAGTAATACCTGTTGAGTTTGTGCTATCAAAGATTACATCAACTTGTTCTTCTTCAAAATTACATGTCAAGAACTTACGTCTTGTGTCTACTGCTGCATTAAAATCTGGATCTCTAAGATTACTCAGTCCATGGTCTGCAAAGTTATGAATAAAGATACCATTCTTAAATCTGTCATTTCCTGAAGAGTCTGTAATCTTGAGACTCTCTGTATCTTTTTCGAGTAAGTTTAAAGATGTATAATATTCTAGACGATTAATTCTTTTCTCAATCGCACCAATGTCTGCCATTGTATAACGTCTGTTTTGTTTCAGTGCAATAGTACAGGATAAATCTTTTCTTCCGCTCGTTTTACCAATAAATGGAGAGAGTGAAGGATATGGTGGAATAGTTATTTGCCCTAACTCCATAACTGTGATTGGGGCAACTGGTGCTCTAGGATCTATTCTTGGTGCACCTTTAATTACATCAATGTCACCTTTCTCAGCAATTACAACCTTATCAATACGAGAAAGATAATACTCAGCATCTGTTGTATAAGATTCTGTAGGTACTGGCATCTCATAACCACCAGAAATAACTTTCAAGTCAAATGTTTCAAGTGGGTTTTCTGATGCACCAGCCATAGTAGTAGAACTGGTTGCTGTATTATTTACATAAGGTCTGAAGTCAATACAATCTCTTAAATCAAAAGTTCCGAGTTTTTTAGATCTATATACAGGTATTTCATAAGTGAAGATACCTGAAGAACCTGTATCATCTACTGGATAAGAATCGATTGCAAAGTAAGAACCGACTGATCCACCATAGTTAGGCTCGAGGTGTGAGAACTTGACAACAATCTTTTTACCTGTTGTGCTAATAGTTGCGGATGGTTTCTTAATAAGTTTTGAATGTCCGTAGAAATTATCAGATTGTCCGTTATCAAGAACAAATTGTTTCTTATAATCAGTTCCTGTCTCACTGTATGCAGAGCCATCAATATAAACTGCTTCTAGTTTGTAAGCGTTTGCAATTCCTAAGTTCCATGGTCCAGTCGCACCCATCTCATTTGTAGAAGTATCAATCTTAACATACCTTGATGCTAGAGCGTTGATTGGTGTAGGTGTTACATCAGTTTGTTTTACTTTTACATGAATTGTTACGTCAGTTGCAGCACTAAGAGTCGTACCAATATCAATATTAATTGCAGTATTTGATATCGAAGTAATCATCGAAGGAGTCAATCTAAATGGTTCACCTGCCTTAAATGCAACTGAGTCGATTGTTACATCAGCTTGGAACACCATATAAAACTCAGTATCGAGTTGTGTTTGTGTAGGTGTTGATGAATATGGGAAAGACTCTGTCCCTGTAACCGTCAGTGTGGTAGTTCCTGACGTTGTAAATTCAGTAGAGAATTCTTTTTGATATGTATAGTTATTATCGAATGTGTTACCAGTATCAGTTGCAAGAGTTTTTGCAGCTTGGAATGGAGCCTTAAATACGAGTTGGTTTGAATTTGATTCTTTAAGAACTGCTTTACCGCTTTCTAATACTGGGTCAGCAAAACCATTGATTGCACTATCATCGTGATAAATTGTTTTAATATCACCAAATGTTCCAGCAGTCATACGAATATCATAAAGATATAAACGATATTTACATGCTGCAGCATTTATTGTTCCGCTTTCGTAACGGATTTGTCTTACACGTGCTTGTCCAATTATAGTGGAAGGTGCAGCGTGGATAGAGTATGTACCGTCTGTTGCTGCATCCGATGCTGCATTACCAAATTTTACGAGTGTACCGTCTTGAATATCCCAGTTACCAGCAACCTCGTCAACGATAACATAGTTACCGTATGCTGTTGAAACTGTAAATCCTTCTTCAACAACACTTTCATTTGCTTTATCTACCTTAACATATGTTGGTGAAAGGAATTCCCTTCTATAACCATTCACATATGCAAGACCACGACCAACACCAACAGCGATGTGATCAGCTGAACCGCCTTCACTAGAAGTCAGCAAACCTCTGTTTCCGCTAGTTGATAAATGCTCTCTAACTGTTACTTCAAAGTTTCTGATAACATAGTTACCACTTTCTTCTTTTGTTCTTGAAGCAAGTGTAGCACCTAATCTATTATAAAAGTCTAGATCTCCAACATCATCACCACGAGAAAGTAATCCCTCTTCAACTGTGTAAAGAGAAATAAAGTCTGAATCGTTTGTGGCTGAAAGACCAAGTTTAGCAATCTCAGTTGATACTTTGTAACGGTCTGCTCCTGGAGCATTGAAGTTAAATGTACCTGTCGCTGGATCGTTTAGTGTAGCATCTTCGTCAGCTGTAATCTTTGCATCTTTAAATTTAACACCAACATAATAATTGGCATCTGTTTTGTATTTTTCTAAATTTATTTCTTGTTTATCATGGTATACAAAATAACCATCGATGTATAAAATACCGTCTTCGATTACAAAGTCAAGACCTTGACCGAAATAATTTCTTGTTGCATCGTTTGCGTCTGTACCATTATCTACAACAAACGTGCTACCGTTTCTTCCAGAGTCTGTAGAAGTTACTGTAAGTGTTTCACCAGCTTCGAAATGTAAGTATGCGCCAGTGCTAGAACCTTGAATATAATCTAAATAAAATGTTTTCTTATCAACAGCGTCTGTATCAAGACCTGTTGCTGTTCTCGAGATTTTAGCTTTCAGTCCACTCGTACCACCAGTTAATGTATCGCCTACAAAGTTTGCAAGAGTATCATTTGATACTGATGCACCTGAGGCATCTAGATCGTTAATCTTAATATAATCTCTGATCAGTGGCTCACCACTTGCCCCTTTTACTCTTGCACCATCTTTAAAGACGTGGTCAGCGAAGTTTCCTATTGTATCTTGTAAGATTGTTTGAAGTTGTGTTAGTTCTCTTGCTTGTACTGCAACTCCAGGTTTGAAAAGAATACGTGCAAACTTCTTCGCTCGATCGAAGTTATCAAAATATGGACTTGTGTTTAGATTTAATGCCATTTGTTTACCTTAAAAATTAAATACCACCTTCAATGTTTCAACCTGATTTTCATCCCTAGTGATAGGTCGTCTGTTATCAATATACAGGATCTCACCTGAGTGGTTGCTTATCTCTGGAGTCGCTAAACTATTTATAGTCATTCCTGTGTCCCCTGTTGTAAGATTTGTAAAAGTTGACGAAGCTGAAATTCCAGGAAACTTCTGTAGGAGATAAACAGTGTCCTTTGTTCCGTCATTATTCGTATCAATGTTTTGTATGACTGAAAATCTACCACCATCATCAGTTGTTACAATATCATCCAAATTAAATTTTGATACATTTGCAGAACTGACTGTTACTACATGACATGGAGTTCCAATAGAATCAGTAAAAGTTCCTGTCTCTGCAAAGTTATGCATATTCTTAATTATACCTACTTGTCTAAATTCGTTACCAACTATAATGTCTGCATCATCACTTGTAAATGAAACTGTTACGCCCACGTTTTTAGCAAACAATTCTCTTGGAGGATTACCGCCATGCCCAGAGTTTGGTGCAACAATCGGTCTTAAAGTACAACCTGTTCCTGACCCAATTGATTGTGAAATCTCTAACTCAACAAAAGTGTAATTGGATCCAGGATTTGTAACTGCCACTGATGTAATTGTACCAGCTGCATTTACAGAAGCTGAAGCAGTTGCACCAGTTCCATCTCCCTTCACGGTTACTACAACATCACCTTCAACATAGTCAACACCACCATTTGTAACAACAATACGGTCAAGTGTACCTTTAACAGCTGCTGCTTCCACAGACGACTGCAATGAAGGAGTTTCTGTCGAACCGAGTGCAGCCGTAGCAGTTGCCCCAGAGCCACCACCACCAGTAAGTTTGACAAACGCAAATGAGTAGCCACGACCCTCGCTGGTGATTGTAATTGCAGTTACTGCACCACTGCTAACAGTAGCAGTTGCAACAGCACCAGTGCCATCTCCTTCGATGACAACAGTTGGAGCAGAAGTATATCCTGATCCACCAGCTGTTACTGTGATGCTATCTAACTCTCCGTTCACGTCAAAGGCTGGATTACCTGCACCAGAAACTTTTCGTACAGGAATAAAGTTGACGTTTAAGAACTTTGTTCTATCAGCTGCACCGATTTGAAACATAAATTTCCAAGTATAACCATCATCAAGTTTAAAAGTGTCAGTTGATGTAGATGTCGGTTTAACTGTGCTTTGTGAATTATTGTTATTATCAAGACACTTATAGACGTTAAATTCATCCGTCATTACATAGAACTTGGCGTTAGCTAAATTCGTCGCACCACTATAAGCTGGGTGATTATCTGCATACTCATCATCATATTGATCATAGATTGTGCCTGTAGTCCAATCATATCTTGGTGCAAGCAATACTGCATCCGATGCTTGTATTCTTTTAACGAAAAGCATATCCTGACGATAAGTCGCCTGATAGTATTGAGAATCACGTGGAGTCTCTGGAGTGGTATCATCCGTCCAAGATCTTGCACGCGATGCGAACATATAGAAAAAGTCGTTCTCATTGAATATATCTCTATAAAAAGAACGAGCATTTTCTACATTTGCAGCTTTTCTAAGCAGTAATGCCATAGTTTCTAACTCCTAACTGTTAGGTTTACGTGTCAGAAACTGTAAGTGTCCAAGTAATCTTCAGTGTATCTGCAGCACCTTTGTTCACAACTGAAAAAGTTGTACGACATAACATTGTGCCAGAAGAGGATGCATTAAATACCCCTGCTTCTGTAACAGCACCTGTTCCTGTACCAGCTGGAAAATCACCTACATATTCAACAGTATTAGTTGAAACAGTTTGTGATGTCAGTGATACACGAGAGGAAGCAATTGCAGTTTCCAACGCTGTGTTACCAGCAGCTGGAGCAGTTGTGCCTGTACCAACTTCCATATGTGACATACGAGTTGCTGGTGAAGAAGCACCGAGTCTATCGGCGATATGGTTAAGACCAGTGGTCACAACCAAGTTCTTCACTGTTTGCTCTTCTTTCAGATTTCCATCTGCATCGAAAAGCTGGATTTGAACGCGACCTAACGCATTCATTTTTTCTACATCAAGAATCATTTTTTTCTCCTAGTTGATGTGTTTTAATATTAATATCTGTTCCTTATTTATAACGAATTTATACGCCATTTAAGAAATACTTCTAACTTCGCCAACATAATCTTCAGCGAAATAATCTCCTGCATAATTCTGAGCGATAATTTGACCGCTTTCGCCCCAAGCTATTTCTTCTGTCTGTACACCAGTGAATAATAATACATTTGCATCATCGAATTCATAAGCATCTGTTCTTACAGTATCAGATTCTTTTGCTACTGCTTGAGACCAATCAACAGATTCTGTTTTGGCAAGATTTGGTTGTTTTGAAACAACTTCAGACCAATCAATACTTTCTGTTTTATTTAGTTCTACTGTTCTAATAACAGTTTCTGCCCAATCAACCGAATCTTCTGGCTCACGAAGAATAACGAGTAAGAGGTCTACTAATTCAGACCAATCAACCGAATCGGCGACAGCAGGTAAATGTACGTCTTTCGCAACAGCTTCTGACCAGTCAACGCTTTCAGTCTTAGCCATTGTAACATCAAATTTATTAATCTGATCATCCACATCTGGGCTCTCAACTTTACCAAGATGAGGGAATAACAATATAGTATCAGTTGATGCACCTGTTCTCTGATCAGCCCAATCTACTGAATCTGTAATTGCTGGTTTGTGGAAGAATAATACTGGTACATCCTGAACGAGTGGGTTCTCAATTTCAGCAAACAGACGGAATACGATAACATCAGGAAGTGCGTTAAAGTTTTCTCCCATGTTTACTGTTTGCAATATCTGCAAATCAGTCCAAGCTATCATACCTGCAGGGTGTGCAATACGATCTAGTAATTCACCCCATTGTGTTTTTGGTCTAGAAGTTCTTACCTGATATGCAAAGTTTTGATAAACTGCGTTGTCTTGAATTTTGTTTGCATCAGACAAGAAACCACGAGAGTTTTTAAATGCTCCAGGAAATGTATGAGAGAAACCTGTGTTACAAGTAATTGTTGCTGTTTCATTTGTTTCAGATCTAAGAACGAAATCAAAAGTAGATCTTTGGAAACCTGTACCAGTTGATATAACTTCAAGCACAGATGGATACTTATTTGCATCTAGAGTTTTTATTCGTACCAGTGCGTTGTTATCAATACCTGTGATTGTATAATCTTCTGCAAAATAATCTATTGCATATACACCAAGAATATCACCAGTTTCTGAAACTTTAAATGTTTCACCTATAACAAACCCACCATTTGTAGTGCCTGAGTTTGTTTTAAGTGTGACACTATTAAGCACACGTGTGAGGAATGCAGTCTTATTTTCAATAACATCACCAAGACCTTCAAGACCAATCCAAGATCTTACTGCATCGGTATTAAGAATTAAAGTTGGTACGTGATTATATCCAACACCCTGTACGTTGTTAACAAATACTGTATTAGATAATGAACCATTTGTTAACCTCGTATCAATAACTGCTGTGGTTGTAATAGTATCTGCTGAATTTGGTTGAATAATAACAGCAGGGTTTGCAGAATATCCTGCACCAGCATTGGTAATAGTTACTGAGAAAATTTTACCGTTTGTGATTGTAGCGACTTTAAATGTAAGAGCAGCTGCACCACCGCCACCTAAAAGTGAGTCTGGTATTGTAATCGTTTCATCTGGTGCATAATTATCTCCAACTGTATCAACTGTAATACTTGCTGCACCAGAGGAGTTTACAACTACTGTAAATTGTGCACCTGAACCATTTCCGTTTGTAGAAAAGCCAGTATCAATATCATATGTTCCTGCAGTTCTTAGTGCATCTGCTGCACCGATAGTTCCTACAGTTGCAATCCTACCACCAATAACAGCTGTCAATTCACCCTCAACACCCTGTCCAGGAATTATCGTGCCTCCAGGAAGGTCAAGAGTCATCTCATATGCAGTTGGTGCAGTATAAGCAATTTCTTTAACACGAGTTACAGATGTGTTAATTACTTTTCTTGCTGTAATAGATGCTGTTGATTCGTAATAGTGAACATCAACACGTTTACCTCTAAGACTTAGAGGATCTGGTTGTGGAGATATTTCAGTATTTGCATATGCTTTGATTGTTAATTCTTTTTGGAAAATACCATCAGAGGGTCTTAATATAAATTCTGACGGAAGGAATACTTCAACATCTTCATTGAACAACATTTTAAAAAATTGTTCAACACCTTTTCTTGAACCCTTAGACTCGAAGAAATCTCTGACATGCTTAATAAGTAGTCTTGAGTCAACTTCAGCAGTCGCTGGAAAATCAATTGCATATTGTTCTAATAGCGGTTGTAAGAAATCATCTGTGGCTTCTATACTGTGATCAAGATTTAATTTGTCGATTAACTCTTGAAGAAGATGATTTGGAGCGTGTTTCTTTTGACCGTCTACAAGATTTAATGCACCCAACTCAGTTGGTCCAAGATCCATATATCTAAAGTAATCTTTTATAAACCTTGCAAAGTTAGGGTAATCTGTGTGAATATAATCTGGTATTTGAGAGTCAATAAGATACGACATATTGTCGTGAAAATACGCAGGTTGTTTAGCAAGTGTGTTTATAACTGGTGTAAGGATTGCACCATTACCACCGCCAGTTAGTTGAGCGATAGTAAATGTCATATCAGTGGCATTGTTTACACCACCAATAGAGATATCTGTTATTGTAACAATTTCCCCTTCACAATACTTAGATCCTGTGGTTGTAACAGTAACAGAAGTTACTGCACCATTTGAATCTACAACTACAGTTGCAAGTGCACCTGTTCCAGATTTTGAAGATACAATTGGAATCCCAGTATATGTTCCAGCATCTCTTCTAGTATCTGCAACAGTTGTGTTTGTAAGAGATGAAGTTCCAAGACCAATACCAGAACGAATTATAACTTCAGGTGTAGTACCATAACCATCACCCTCATTAGTTATTATAACTCCTGCAATTGAACCGTTTTGAATATCTAAAGTAGCAACTGCTTGAATCTGATCAGACTCAGGACTTCCAGAGGGTGCAGATATAAAGAGTTCTGCTTCTCCTGCAATTGAGGAATAATTATTACCTGCATTGGTAATAGTGATCGATTCTATGTACCTTTTAAATCTCGGTGCAGATCTAGCCATTATTATCTATCCGTTATTCTTGCTTCTAATTGTACGGTGGTTCCTGCCCTTATATTGTTTGGAATATCAGCTGTTGAATTGTCCTGAGTCAAAATATAGTTTTTAGAGGGTTGTGGTACAACTGCAGAACCATTTTCATTTATCTGTGTTGTTCTAAGTAAGATATCTGTTTTAATATCTTTTTGACTTTCATGCGGTTGACAAGTTACACTCAATGTAGAGTGAGAACCAGATATCGCTTGAATATTAAGTGCATTGAATTCTATTTTACCTGTATCATAATCAATTGTTCCTGCGTTTGCATCAACAACAACATTTTTATCTGATGTTTTAAGTACGATTGTTCCTTTACCATTATAAGCTGGTGCAACAACATTTGCATCTGGGACATCTGCTATATAAACAGAATATGTGGCTTGATCAATTTTAGCACTAAAGAATCCACTTGAAACTGAAAGTGGTTGGATCTTATTATTAAATGGCAATGTATATTTGACAATTGTGTTTAAAGAAGGTGTTACTCTTTTTTGTAATCTTAGTTCTAAATTAACTGCAATAAAAGAGTTTGATAGTCCAACAATCCTAGATGAAAGCACAGAATAATAAAAGTTCCTATCCAATGCGTTTAGTTGTGTATCAAAATAGCTAGTTATTTCATTATTTACAAGAGTTGTTAGTGCACCCTCTGTTAATGTAGTTTTCTTAGAGTCATATGTAACACCAACAGTCAATCCTATAAAAGTAAATTCTGGATCTACAAACTCAGCTGTAATAGAAACTGGTTGTCTTGGTGCAATAGTTTCTCTTAGCAGAGTATCTTTATCATCTTGTGTAATTACCAATCCAGGTTTTGCTTGCAGTGAAATAAACACCTTACCATAAATTGGTGGGTCGTTATCTTCACCACCCCAAACAGCAACTGATTTTACGTTTGGATTTGAAGAAAGGATTAGTGCTTGATAGTCGTTACTTGTTACTGCTCTATTTTTTGTAGCGTTAAATCTAGGTGCATTGAAACGAATACTGTCTACCGTTTCTTGTTCTGCACCACCAGATGACTGAGTTACAAGACTTACAGAAACTGTTTCTCCGTTTCCAATAAATACGCTAGGTGGCGTAAATGCTTTTATACCATTTGCTGCTGGACCACCAGCTGCAATATAATTAAGACGAACAATATTACCTGCTGTTAATTTTTTACCAATAACACCATCACCAAATCTTACTTCATAAAAACCATTTAATGCTTCTTCTATAAAAAATACGTTTGAAGTTGATGTGACATTTAGAATATTATCTGCAAAATTAAATGTTGTGCTTGTACTATCACTTATGCTTTCTTGAACAGAAACAGTAACAGTGGTTGTATCAACATTAGGATTAGCCATTAAGACTGGACCTTGTAAAGAAGTTGCATCTATAATTTCTGAATTATCAACTCTAACTCCTTCTACAAGTCTTACGTTTGTGAAGTAAAATCCGTCTACACCATTTACTTGTGTTTTGTTTACTGTATAATCTTTGTCTGGGAAAAACTTAAATGTTTTACCATTAGAAGAAGATGTGAATACTCTCTCTTTTGTTAGTGTAAAAGAACTACTTGTATAAGAGGAAGGTATATTTGTAATTGTAAGATTGATCACAGCAGCTGAAGCACGAGCAGATCTTGCTGTATAACCCATAGTCTTTGCAATAGAAGCAACGGAACTTCTTTTTATCGCGGAGTCTAAAAATGCTTCATTAGTCACCATGTGTGCTAACATTGCATTGTATTGAGTATTGTATGCTAATAGATCCATCAAAACGGTAAGACCAGACGCTTCAAAATCGTAATCAGAATATTGTGACTGATCAGACAAGAAAGTCTTTAGGTTTGTTTTGATTTGATCAAATTCTAATTCTGTTAATTTTCTTACTGCCATTTTAGACTCTTTTTATTTTTATGCGCCAACAGTTACCGTTCCTGCTGCACCTGTTATTGTTCCTGGACACGATACAGTTGCCCCCTGATATGCTAATGATTTGCCACCAACTTTAACTGTTGTGCTTCCAGATGTTACTGTCTGTCCTGCGTGTGGCACACAACTCGAACCAGATAATATTGTATGTGCTTGTAATTGACTTCCAACAACAGCTGCAGAGATTCCATCAATTGTAACACCAGAAGCGAGTGCAATATTAGCTGCCGAAGTATCAATCGGCACTGATGTTTGGCATCCGTGTGCGTTTGTTGTAATATCTCCTAAGTGCGCAGCTGCTGGCATTATCTTAATCTCTCCAATACGTTTGTGTAGACCTGTGGTTCTTTCACACCGACTACATAAAATTCTATTCTTATTTCGTAATTATCCAAATCAAAATTTGGATTACATTGAACATCAATCAATTCAATTCTTGGCTCGTAATTAGTTAAAGTCGTTTCAATTTCTTTTTGCATAATACTACTTACAAAGAAATCCATTGGTTCAAACAATAGATCGTAAATGCCAGAACCATAATTCGGTTGAAATGGTTTCTCGCCCTTTCTCGTCAACAAGATATTTTTTAATGCTTGTTTGACGGCATTTACATCTACTTTTTTACCGACATCTTTTGTAAGAAGATTTGGCTTGAATGCCATGTCGATATCTTTATAGACTCTTTTTGGTGTATTCGTGATTGCCATACCCTTATTTATACGCCTTTACTGTAAAAGATACGGTTGAGATGTATCATATACAATATCATCCCAAGTTTGTGGTTTATCTTCATCTGCTGGTGTATCAAACCCATCTGCAAGTTCGTCTTTTAGATCTTTCAACCCCTTGACAAAGGGAGCAGCAAGTTTTGGAATAGGATTAATTGGTCTTTCAACAGTTCCTGTTAATGGTTTACCCATCTCAATTAACTCACCAAATCTTTCTTGAATGTTTGGAATGATAGTACATAGTTTATCAATATCTCCTCCAAGGTCATTCAATGCATCCAGTAATTCTTCTGGATCTCCTATATCAAGGTCGCCATATTTGTTTGCAATACTGCTGACAAGATTTAATTTTTCTTCTGTCTCTGCAACAAGTGAGTTACCTGCATCAATAAAGTCTTGAAACTCTTGTGGCAAAGAAGGAACTGCCATCTCTAATAAAGCAAGAGGATCGTCTAACAATGACTTATATAATTTTAGATCGTTTGCAACTTGTGTTGCCATAACAATCTCTGTATATCCAGGAATTGAGGCAATACGTTTAGGGAGTGCTGCAATACCGAGTTCGACAGTATCAATAACTCCATTAATACCGTCTACAAGATCTAATAATTCTTTTGGTGCTCCACAACTCATTTATTCCTCCTAGTTTAGTGTAATCGCCACAGCATTCACATCGAATAGTGTGCCTGAATTGAATACTGTTGATGCGGTATTAAATATTGTTGCTGCATGCGTATAAGTTGCTGCAGCCGATTGTACTGCCAATGCTCCAATTGCTGTCGCGGTTATTGTTGCTTTTGAATCTAAATCAATATTAAGAAGTGCACCAAGATTAATAAATCCTGCTGACATACTTACCTTACCAGTGCTGCCACCAGCCAAGTCAATGTTACCTGCTGCAGTAACTGCAAATCCTTCTAAGTTTGGTGTAACACCAACTGTAAAGTGAGTTTTACCCATACTTCTAATATTATTTCTTGCACCAACGTGTAGGTTACGATTCATACCAATTTGTGTGGCTTTTGAACCCTTGACTAACAAAGTATCTGAACCTGCTGGAACCTGACCAATAAATGGAATCGATATCGGTGGTCCAGACGTTGCGCAGTTAACAACGGTATATCTACTACCACTGATGTTTACTTTCTGATCAGAAAGAACATCAAGCATATCATTACCTTGGACTTTTGCATATCTACCTTTTCTGATAGTAGAGTAAATATTCCCTGCATAATCCTCAACAACATCGCCTTTGTCTACCTTGATATTTACATTACCGCGAGTTACATTGATTGTAAGGTCGCCTTCAACGTGCAATGTTTTGTTTCCATAAACAATCTCGAAATCATCGCCTACAATTTTTTGAACACGTGAACCATCTGGTTGAAACTCTACAAAAGAACCTGACTTGTGATACGTGTGGATTCTTTCGGCTCCAGGAGTATCGTCAACTTCCATTACATGACCAGATTCATATTCGTGGACATTATTATAAGGATATTGTGTTTTAGATTTTTCTGAACCCTGTGCATAAGGTTCATCCCAAGTTTCTGGTTTTATTTTAGGGAATGGTGCTGGTTCGCCTTCTATCTCACTTGGTTGTGCAAAAGGTTGTTCTGTTACTCTCATTCCTCTTTTTGCTTTGAGAGATATATGTTTCTCTGCAGTTTCACCACCACGAGCCAATCTAGAAAGAGAAGATTCACCAACTCTATTTCTACCAACGTCTTCATCGCGTTTATTGTCTAGTGGGTAGACTCCTGCAGGGTCTTGGAATCCTGTTTCGCCGTTACCTTTAACAGAATCAACACCACCAATAGATCCCATTATAATCGGAAGTTGATGTTCAGTTGCGTCTGTAAAGAAACCAACAACAGTTGAACCATTTACAAGACCAATATTTGTATTACCGATTCCAGAGATTGCAGCAGAAGATGTAGGTTGTACTGTCATTGCCCATGGCAAATCTTCAGTTGCAAGTATAGATTTATCGGCAGTATGAAATCCTAATATTCTAACTCTGTAACGACCTATCTTTTCAGGGTCGTTTACATCCTCGACTGTACCAATCCACCATTGAAAATCACCGTAAATCATTAGAAATCCCCCAGACTATCTTTCATAAGAGTAAGAGTCATACTGTGTTGTCCGTTTTGAATATCATGACGAACACCTATAATAAGGTAAATCCCAGAAATATATGGATCTTCTAGTTCTGTTCTATCAACAGCACCTTGTCCAAGTTCTTTTGTTTGTGGATATATTAATCTAACAAGTAATCCAGTTTCTACATCAGTCTTTCCAGGAACTGTAATCTCCATTGTATTATCTTCTAACTCTGCATCACCATATCTTCTGATCAGTGTGTTTCTTATCTGATCAACACCACGACTAAAAGAAGATGCATAAGGAGAAGTTGCCATCGGAGAAAATGCTCTGTTTGCCAATGGATTACCTAAAACACCTTCAGGGATTGGATTTATGTTTGATATGGTTTCAAAGTCATCGAATGTTTCAGAAATATATCTTCTATCGTCTTTTGCTATTTCTTTACTTTCTGGTCTTCCATCAAACTTCATTACTGCTAATCTTTTGGTTGTAAAGTCATAAGAGTAAATAGAACTTGCAGTATAACCGTCCATCTGAGACTTAATTGTATCTTTGAATGCTGGATAATATATTTGTTCTACCTGATTAAAACGACTGCTTATAAAAGGAGAAAGATAATTATATGTTCCATTACGTTTATCTTCTCTTATTTCCTGAGTTTGATTTTGTTGTATGTTATATTCATCATATACTGCTCGATTTTTCTTTTGTGCTCTTACCAAACTTTCTGGTGATGCAAAAAAGAATCCACTCTTGTTCTCAAAAAATTTGAAATTAGATTTGTTAGATTCTGCGCCAACGCTTTTAGTGGCTAAATGATTTAAGCATTTCATCGGCGACCAATGATTTGCAATAAACTCATAGTTTGTTGAGGCATGTGGTGTTTCTGTGATAAACAATTCAGATTCTGGTGATTTTGCAGTTCTGCCTCTTATAATTTTTATTTCATCAAATAAATCTTGTGCTAACTTATCAGTTGCACCTTTAAATTTAGATGTTAATCTCACAAAGTTATCAGCATATAATTCTGGTGAAACACATCTAAGCGTATAGAATTGTTCACGGTCATTATTGACAAGTCTGTTTACAATAGAGTATACAACAAAGTTTCTATTGAATTTGTCTTCGAATGTAGGAGTTCTAAATTCTATAACAACAGTTTCTTCTCCCAATATAGGTGCAGCTGTGATCAGATTATTACTATCAACAATAGTAATCTCTGCATGCATACCATTCATATTGATATGCTCATAAACAGTTATTTCTACTATGAAGTTTTTTAAGCTGAATTGTGTACCGTCTTTGGTAACAATAAACGCTTCTTCAATTAGGACTGCTCCAGGTTGGGATAAATTTTCTTTAGTCATCAATTAACCGCTTAAACTCTGTTATGAAATCTTGAATAAATTTGGGATTAACCACAGAGATATTTTGCCTTGCATCGTTCTCAAATTGTTCATGCTCCAGATGAGAAACTTCTTTAATTTCTCCAGATGCAACTTTTGCGCTGTTATATTCTACGCAAATGAGTGGGTTATCTACAACAATCCAGTGGTGAACATTTCCACTATTCCCTGCACCATATTTTTGTTCAACAAGTAATTCTAAATCTTCTTGACTAAGATACCATTCATTATATGGATCCACAATATCATTAACTAACAAGATTGTCCAAAAGAGTTTTGGGTCATCATATAATATATCGGCTACAATCTCAGGAGTTTGTCCTGCTTCGATTGTATAGTCTACTAATAAAAGTTCGTTGTTTGCAAACTCACTTAGTTTTATCTTTCTGAAGATGTCAGTTACAGCAACAACTTTACCATCAAGAACATATCCGAATTTAGGAAAATGTTTAAACATTAGTAACCTTCCTCCTGTACCTGACTTCTCGTCAAGAGTTCTGATTCTCTAAATGCCATACTCATAGTTATTTCTGAAGGTGCACCACGTGCATCTTTAAAGGTAGTAAATGTACCACCATTACCATAATCAACCGATAAGTCTGTAAGAAAACAAGGTGCAATTTTATTTAAGTATCTGTTTTTTCTATTTTTGTAAACGTATTCAATCTCAAACTGAGAAGGGAATGTAAAGAATAATCCACCTAAGTCTTTCTCTGGGTGCATATGTGATTTGAAAAGACTGACGATTTCCATAACATCGCGGAGTTCTCTTTCATTTCTTGGTGCAAACTTATATTCAAATGCAAAACTTCTGAAACCCATTGTTTGGAAAATTTGTTCTTTGTATGGGTTACGAACTGTTCTTGTGGCAGATCTAATTGCACCAGATACGTTTAGATCTCCAAGACCTAACTCTCTTGGCAAGTTACCTGCACTCGCTACTGTACGTGCCAAGACACTACCCAAAGGAGATCCTGAAGCAGCTTCAAGTGCAGCTGCTACTCCTTTTCCTGGATCCGTAATTGATTTGTTGGCGTTGAATGCAGCTGACATGTTATTAAGAGTATCCATAACTCTAAGTTCTCCAGCCATACCACCACCCATAAGAGTTCCAATATTTTCAATATTGAATTCAGCACCATATTTTGCTTGTGGTGAGTTGGGAATATAAAGAGATATTGATGAATCTATTTTTCTAGTTTGTCTTGTTTGTGTTGCGCCAGAGTTTTGTATCAACTTTGTAGCACCAGCACCAGTAGCAAATGCAGTACCACCTGCTACAAAATTACCAGAGCCACTTGCTTTCATACCACCACCTGCAAGAGTACCAAATAAAGTACCACCTGTGAGTGCAAGAAACTGATTTCTGTCATTTTCAATCTGTAATGCAGCAGCTGCATTATCATCCGTATCTTTCCTTGCAGCTAAATCTTGAGTTCTTGCTTCTCTTTCTGAGTCGGTTTCAGTTTGGAAAATGTAAAAATTGATAGCGTGTGGTTGCTCATCAGAACCGATGTCAGCAGGATATCGATAAATTCGGTTGCGTCGTTTGACCTTTTTCTTCTCAGCTACCGCGTCGGTATTGGACTTTGCTTCTTTGGTTTCTTCTAATGACATTCAGTTCTCTAATAAATAGGGTTACTTTTGGTTATTTATAATGCCTTACACAAAGAAATTACATCAAGGTCGTTTTAAACCTAAAAATTCAGCAAAATACGTTGGAGATCCTACAAATATTATTTATAGGTCTTCGTATGAGTTGAAATTTATGAAATGGTGTGACATAAACGACAATATTACCGAATGGGGATCGGAAGAAGTCGCCATTCCATACCGTTCACCTATTGATAATCGCATTCATCGGTATTTTCCCGACTTTTACATGAAAGTCAACAACAAAAAGTACCTAATAGAGATAAAACCCTCAAGATTTACTGAAGAACCTAAGATTCCAAAGCGTAAAACAAAGCGTTTCATTGAAGAAGTCAAGCAATACGGTACAAACCTTGCAAAATGGGAGAGTGCAACAGAGTTTTGCACTGATCAGGGCTGGGAATTCAAGATATTAACAGAAAAAGAATTAGGAATTTCGTATAAATAAGGGTATGGCTAATCCCTTTGAACAAATCAGAGCAAACTCAAACGACCAAACGAAAAGTTTTCAATGGTATCTGAGACAAGTACGTCAATTGGCGTCTAATATTGCAACTCCAGCAGCTGCAATGCGTTCAGACATATTTGAAACAGACCCAAACATTGAAGTCGGGAGTATGTATCTGTATAGGTATGACCCAAAACATAAAGATAAACTTCCATACTATGACACCTTCCCATTAGTTCTACCATATGAACCAGTGCAAGGTGGATTCTATGGTTTAAATTTGCATTACCTTCCATATATGTTAAGAGCAAAACTTCTTGGACAATTAATGGAAACAGCAGACTCGAAAACAATTGGTAGAGACACCAAAATGAGATATAACTGGGCATTGCTGAAAGCTGTAGGAAATGAAATCAAACCTTGTGTAAAAAGATATCTGACAAGTCACATTGTAACACAATATTATAAGGTAAACCCAGAAGATTGGAAAGCAACGATATTTCTTCCGATTGAAAACTTCATGGGTGCAAATAAAGATAAGGTATTCAGAGATTCGAGGCAAATGGTATAATGGCAAATTTCCAACTAAATGATTTTATTACAAAAATACGAGAAGAGGATCTTGCTCGTTCCAGTAGATTTGAGGTAGTATTTACAACTCCAGGAAAATCTAAAAAAGGTAGAGGTGTATCGCTTCTTTGTGAAGAAGCTGCGATTCCTGGATTGATTTCATCATTCGTTCCAACAAAGATTGGTAACTGGACAGAATACCGTATTCACGGTTTAGAATTTTTTGGCGACAACGCCACATTTACTTTTTATTGCGACACCGAATGGGGAGTAAGAGAATATTTTGAAGATTGGATTGCAAATGCACAGATAGATCCTATCTCAAAAGAAGTCGGATTCTATGACGACTACACGGCAGATATTGAAATATATACTTTAGATCGTGGAGATAATAGAACTGGAAAATGGTGTCTCAGAGATGCATTTCCAAGACTGATCAACTTAACACCAGTATCACAAGCATCTGATGCACCAGCAAGGGCAACAATAACCTTTGCATATAAGTATTGGACTTCTGATACTCTTGAAGAAGGATTCCGTGGTGGCGGTGGCAGACTTGGAAACATTAAGAGATTTGTTAATATGTTTAAAAACAATGGAAAAGGTTTTAAAGACCTTTTTGATATTGATTAGGAGTAAATTATGACATTACCACAAATTGATGTGCAGACATTTGATGTCAACATATCATCACTAGGAAAGAAGTTTAAATTTAGACCTTTCTTAGTAAAAGAGGAAAAGTTATTAATTATGGCAGCAGAGTCTAGCGACAAAGGTGACATGATTAATGCTGTTCAACAAATTGTAACTAACTGCTCACTCGGTAAAGTGAATGGTGAAACATTGCCTATTTTTGATTTGCAAAAAGTATTTTTAGAAATCAGAGGTATGTCAGTGTCTAATATCATTCCTCTTAAATCCAAGTGTGGGCATTGTGAAGTCGAAAACGATATTGTGTTTGACCTTGATAAAGTTAAAATCAAGAAATCAAGAGGACACAGTAAACAAGTTAAAATCGGCGACACAATGGTTATAGAAATGAAATATCCAAAAGTAAATCAAATTGAAAAACTTTTGGGTGAAGACGCTGAAGAAATATATAAAGTGACTGCAGATTGTATAGAAACAATTTATCATGAAGATGAAGTTATCGAGTTTCAAGAAAGTCCACTAGAGGAAAGACTTGATTTTATCGAAGGTTTCTCAACAAAGCATTTTGCAGGAATTAGAAATTTTTATGAAACTATGCCAACACTTTTACATACGATTGATTTTACGTGTAAGGCATGCAAAAAGGACAATACAGTAGTTATTGATGGGTACGAAAATTTTTTCGTCTAAGCCTCTCTCACGAGACCTTGCAAAATTTGTTCAAGACGAACTTTTTATTATTGCAAGAACACCAATATTCATTGACCGAAATAGAGTCAATGGTTCCATGGGAGAGGGAAGTATACGTTGCTATGTTAATTGAACATCTGAAGAAAAAAGCAGATAAAAACAAACAGAGATAAAAATGGCACAAGAGTTAATGGTTCTAAAACCAGAATTGCAAAAAAATACAGGGGATAATGTAATAGGATTCCCTGACCTGATCAGTCAGCAAAAAGAAGATGCATCTTTTGCACCTCTTGCTTTGGAGAATGGATTCAAAGCTATGGCTGGAGGAGACGGTGGTGGAACAAGAAATACACCAGAAGGTAATGTCACTGCAATGTTTGGCGATCTACAAGCTGCATCCGAATTATCTCTTGACGAATTAGCAAAACAAACTGAATTATTAGAAGATATTAAAGATAATACTGATCCAAAAGTTGATTCTGCTGGTGGACAGAAACCACCAAAAACCGAAGAAGATATTAAAAAGAAATTAGAGGGTGACGAAGAAGAGATTACCGAAGAACAAGGTAACAAAATAATCAAACTCTTAGATGAGGCAAATGGTTCTTCAGCAAACTTAGGAATCTTTATGGCATCGTTGGGTGGTTCAATTGCAGCAACAAAGATGTCTGGTGAAGAACTAGCAGCTGGTATGACAAAAGGATTGGTTGCAGCTGGTTTGCTTACTACTGCAGCAACCGTAGCAAAGGTCAGGACTACCTCGAAATTATTAAATAACGCTGTCCCTGATGACAAGGACAAGGATAAGAAAAATAATAACAATAAAAATAATAATAATAAACCCAGAACTGGTGGACCAAAACCAACTCCAAATAATGTCAAAAAACTTCCAGTCAAACCACCTGTAGGATCTCAAATTGTGAAGAAAGGTACTACATTTGCAGCAAAAACAGCAGCAAGGGCAGCAGCAACTGCAGCTTCTGGTCCACTAGCACCAGTTGTAGGTGGTATAGCATTAGCAGCAACTGGTTATGATTTAGTAACAATGGGGCTGGAAGCAGCAGGATATGGCGAACAAGTAGAAGCATTTGAAACTGGTGCAATGAATCTAGTAGGAATTGAAACAGACGAACAAGAAGCTGAAAAAGATGCTGAAAAAATTGCAATAAACACGAAAAAATTAAATGCTCTTGTTCCACAAATTATGAATGATGAAACTTTAGACGACGAACAAAAACAAAAAGCAATTAAAGAGTTAGAAGTATCATTGGCGAACAGCGGTGATGTAGATTTATTTGGTGATAGAGAAGCTAGGATTGCAGATAGAACATTCGCTAAGTTTGAAAGACAATATGGAGAAGTTGATTTATCTAAAGATTATGCTCCAGTAACTCCAATGAGTGCTGATCAGATTGAAACCCAAACAACAGATGCACAATTGGCTGAAGCACTTAGTCTACAACCTATTGTTAATGTGCCACAGCAACCTACTCCAAATGTAAATGTTCCAACACAACCTGCTCCAAATATTAATGTGTCAGCGATTCTTCCAAGAACAAATCTTCCCAGAGACTTTCATTTGACAGGGTCTCAATCATACATTCCTAAATTCGTTGTAGAATAAAAAAAGGGCAGATGTTTAGTCTGCCCTTTCTTCTACCTTAACTTACGCAGACCATGATGTGCCACGATATATACCGTGTTTCATCTTGGAACTATTCTGTTTAGGTAAGTTTTTGTAAGATACTCCTCTGTAGACACCAGAGTCGATTGCGACTCCTTTTTCTACTGCTTGAGGAGTGACCTTGATACCGCGATAGTATTCCATAACACTTCTCCCTTAATTTTAGTTAAAAGAAATGCGTTCCTTCGACTTTCGGTCTCGTTCGGCGATCGCCTACTAGCTAACCCACAATGTGGAGGTTTTCAGGTCTACTTCCGTCTCTTGCGAGATGAACGTGATACAACTATTTATAAGAATAAAAAAAGGGGATCCGAAGATCCCCTTTCTCAGTTAAGTTAAACTAACCTTAGTCGTCTTCAGCCAATTTAGCAAAGTATGACAATGTGTCATCTTCATCTTCATCGGTATTACTGACAACAGTGGCAGGAGTCTTCTGATCAACAAAGATTTGATCTTCAACATCACCAGTTTGTTCAGCTACTTTCTCAGCAGTTGTAACTTTTGCACCACCAGCAAGAACCATATCTAATTTGGTTTTCAATTCTTCATAAGACTTGAAGTTTTTAGGATCTACGATTTCTGCAAGAGAATGCTGAGTACCCCAGAGTTCTTCAATCGCTTCATCAGATTCAGCGACAGGTGTAGGAGTTGACTCAAACTCAGACTTGTCATAGTTTCTATAACCATCAACTTGTCTTGCTTTTAGTTTGAAGTTAACACCTTCCCAGAAATCAAAAGGGTTTACTGGAGTTTCGTCCTCGAATTGAGGTTGCATAACGTCTTTGATTTTATCAAAGATTTTCTTACCGAACTTGTAAAGCATTACCTGTCCTTCGTTTGAAGGATTAGCAGGATCTTTTACAACAAGAACATTTGCATAGTAAGAAAGTCTACGCTTCTGTTTACGAGCCAGATCTTTATTTGCCTCGACACCACTGTTCCACAGTTCGCTGTTCAATTCAGAAACTGGATCCTGTTGGTTAAGAGTTGTGAGGGAGTTTTCGATGTACCACTTACCAGTTGGACCTTGGAACCCATGATTAAACATTCTAACCCATGGAAGTTCCTCGCCTTTTGGGGCAGGCAAAAAACGAAGGACGGCATAACCGTTACCAGCGGAATCTACTGAGAGTTTCCACTCGTTACTATCGTCTTTTTTGTAGTTGGTTTGAGGGGCATCTATTTTTTCGACCTCTTTCATTAGGTTGTCGAAAGAACCTCTTGCTTTACGCAAGTCAGACAGTGTATTAAACGACATATTTTTTCTCCTGTATAGCGTTATATTTACGTTGTATATTTTGTCCTTTATCAGCGGACGAGTTATTTATAAAGATTCTCACCTATATATCTCATTTCGTCTGTTAATTTGACAAATGGTCGATATTTTCTTATGAGCAAATGTATGCCTTCTAAGAAGATATCTGGTGTATTATCGCTCATTTTAAACAATTTGTCAAGCAAAACTAACGTCTCAATTGAAATTTTTTTTCCAAGATATAGACGATATACTAATGCATGTTGTCCTTGATCAGCGACAAACGGATTAGAGATAGATTCTTTTTCCATCTCTAACTTTAACAGTTCGACATCTTGCTCGAACTGATAAACTCTTCTTGCTTTTCGCGACTTCCATTCCTGATAAACTTCTGAAGCACGAGTGTCAAAAATCCCACCCCATTTATCTCCAGAAACAAAATTAGCTACAAGCAAATCAATAATCTCTTTCTTTTTATAATCACGTGCAAGTTTACGCATTGTTATAATATCTTTCCTTTTCAGGAATGCTTTCTCACTCGCCTTTACACCACCACGTGTTTTTGTAATATCGTATTTTTCGGTTGTAAAGTGGAGTTTGAGAGCGAGATATAATTTGTAAACTTCAAACGGATCCATTACAAAGGCAACTTCCCAGACTTCTCTCCTTTGAGAAGATTAAGGTCAGCTGCTTCAACTGCAATCTTTTCTTTTAGATTTGCAGTAAGCAATTTTTTGACAGATTCTATTTCCATATTATTCTTTTCACAGAATGCAACAATGGTATCAATATAACCTGACTTAGTTCTCACAGCTTCTTTTTCTATGTGTTGTGAGAAATCAGACGAACTTTTAAATTGTTTGGTGATAAGATATTCATCAGTAACCTCTGATGGGTCTGTGTTCATATCATTATCAACTATTACTTTTGGCATCGTATCTCCGTTTCCATTCTCTAATATATTCAATGGCATCTTGACTCCTTTTTATATAGGGTTGATCGCATCGCGTATGTTCAGCTTCTCCTTTCCTATCGAATTCATATACAACAGGATGCTCAAATGCATCAGCTATTTGTTGAATCGAATATGGATGGTTAGATCCGAAATGCGCTTCTTTAATTTTCTTTTCCGCACTAACGAGATTTGCAACTCCCATGGCAACGTCTTCAACCCATGTAAAATCTCTAGTTTTATTACCAGTGCCAAATATCCTGAGACTCTCACCTCGTTCAACTTGGTTTTTAAATGCTCTGATCACAGTACTGTGTTCTCCGTAGTCTGCTTCTCTTGGACCATATACGTTGTAAAAATACATTAAGTGATATTGCAAATTAAAACTTCTCTGATAAAAATTCAATGTTTCCTCACACATGGCTTTTCCAAAGGTGTAAGGATTTGAGTATGCATCGCTAAAAATATTGCTTGATGATGTTGCAAAATATAATGGACAATTATACCTCAAAGCATACTCGCAGACAACCACTGTTGGGTTTATATTATTTAAAATAGACTCTGCAGGATTATCAAACGACATCCTAATTCTAGGCGTATTGGCTAGATGAACGATAGCGTCGCATGGTGGTATAATAGCACTACATACATCCTCGAACATATAATGAACATTCGGTCTGTGTGTAACAAACTTACCATTTCTTTGATCATCTATAACTGTGATTTCGTAACTTGCTTCTGCAAATAACTCAACTAAATGACTTCCAATAAAACCACAACCACCAGTAACAACAACGTGCATTCTTAATCCATTGGTATATAAAATATATGTGTATCGATCTTAGCTGTAATTTTCATTCGTTCTGCCCAAGTTGGATTCACATAATCTGCATGATAAAAAAGTGCACCATCTGTTAGATCCATTTTTGATTCCATTGCATAAAGTGACAACATATAAATGGCTTGGTATTTTTTAGTATTATTGACAGTATCTGGTTTACCGTCGCAATACCAAGAGAATTGACAGCGATGTCTATAAGGATATCGCTTTCCATCTTTTTTTGATACATAATGTGGTGCTTCATAAACTACTTCACAAACTGTGTTTGGAAATTCTTCGGCTTCCACTCGGTTCATAGTTACATCTGCAACAGCCAACATTCCAGCGGTAGACTCGTTTCGAGCCTCATGGTATATATTTTGAGCCAAACATGCAACTTGCGGTTCAACTCTCATACCTGTATGCGTTTCAATATCAGCAATAGGGTTTGTAGCAAGTGCGATAAGTATCGCACCGAATGTGTCTAGAAAATTCATAAACAGTCTCCTTTTCTAATAATGAGGACTTCTGTTGCTAGGCGTCCTCTGACCCCGAGTGATTATGCAGCTAGTGCGTAATCCTCAAATGCAAAGTTATCGTTTGCGTTTGATTTAGTTCTTACGATTCCTACCAAATCCATACGGATAGTTAGAGGTTGCTTGCACACCTGTTCTCCACTTATCTAATCAATACCAGTCGATCCTAATTCACCCCCATGAAAAAACTTTTAATGGTGGTGGAGGTGGTGGGAGTCGCACCCACGTCCTGCATACCTTTTGATTCGCTTCAACGAACTCCTTATTTATACCTTAAATTGTATAATTAGTCAAGAAGTCTTTTAGACCTTCTTCAGATTCATCTATCTTTTCTAGGCAAATCTCTTGTATATCATACATTTCTTTTGCTAAAAAGTCAAGTTTTTTACTGATCAATGCGTTTGGAAAATCCGATAGAGTGTGCTCTGGACGACCAGATAGGATATAACTAGGCGTTCCAAGGATTCTCGCGAGGGAAGAAGCAGAACCGTCATAACTAATCATTAGTTCTGTTTCTTGTAATGTTTTAATTGCTTCCAATATTGGTGTGTCGTAATCTACAAACTTCACGTTGTCAAACTGGTGATATAAAGGTTTCCAGTTATTATTAGTTGGGTCTTTCCATACCTTATGATGTGCCTTTTCATAATCTTTAAATTGTACCTTATTGTTCTCTGTTGTGACGAATGTTACATAACCGCCACCGCCCTTCCATCTATGTTTCTGATCACAAAGACGATAGTTATGAAATTTATGGTATGGTAAGTTACTGTGTTTGTAAGGTAGATTGTGTCCGTATTTTATTTCGAGGTGGACATCCTGAGTTTTCATAATATCAAAAATAGTTTGAAGTCTAAACTCTAATTCTTCGCTGTCCTCTTTTTCATAGATATCCTTGACTCCTTTCTCGTTTTGGAAACACCAAAGAAGCAAAACATTTTCGCCAGTTTTCTCTGCAAGATTATTAATGTAAGAGCAAGGAGAAGTCATATCGCCATATCCTGGACGAGCCTTCCATTCAACGCAAATCAAAATCTGTCCCTAACATATGATTGACTTTAGCTTCACTATCATTACTCCAAACAAGGACTTCAGGATTATCGTACAAGAAGTCGCAAGACTTACAATAGTCTGGATAATCTCCTGTTCTATGACCTTCGCGGAGTTTTTCATATTCTTCACCATACCAGATATCTACAAGACTCATCTCGTCTGCATGACCTAATACTGATTTAGCTTCATTAGGTTGTCCCATAGTTTGACAACAAGGAGTAACACCACCACGCTTTCCATCATTACCGCCAGAACGAATTGTAATCTCATTACTAAATGGTCTCCCACAAGTTCGTTTTACTTCAGCTTCTCTTCCATAAGCTGGATCGTAATTACCACTCCAGTTGTGCATCTTCCAAATGTAGCCAGTAATCCCCATTTTATTTACAACATTATCTTGGTAGAGTTTTGTTTGTTCTTTTAATTGTTCGTTGTCTAAGATTAGATGATAGGTAGAAACCTTACAATCACTTCCAACCTTTGCAATATAATCTTTTGCTTCTTGAATACGATCCATTAGACCGTCAAAACTATATCCTCTTTTATTCTTCATCCAATGGCTGTATGTATCATTATCGTAACCAATACAACTGTAACGAATAAATTTAAGTCCAGCGAGTATGCATTTTTGTAAGAGATCTCCTGTGAGTTTACTTCCATTGGTATAAATGAAACTATCAAAACCATAATCAGTACAAAGCTGAATATACTTGTATAAGTCTTTAGCCATCGTTGGTTCACCTGAACCTTCGAGATTAATAATTGGTTTTCCGTTGAGTTGTTTTAGAATATTCTCGAAAAGGTCAAGTGGCATTTTACCAGTCCACGCTTTCCCTCGACCAACTGATTGTGGACACATATCGCATTTAAAATTACAACCACCGAATACTTCGATGACTGCTCTACCCATATCAGGTAATGTATTTGATTTCGTATTTTGTGAGGATTGACTCATCATATATCTCAAAAAATGGCAGAAGCATATAGGCTCGAAGTTTAGATTCTATACTTCCGTCAGTTGTAATGTTCAATGGTGTCTTTCCTAAAGAAGATACTATCTCACCATTGACACTTATATTGTATTTATTTAGA